ATCAAGAAAGCTCAATCTCCCATTTCCCACCATGCGAACATGCGTGTAACCAACATGCTTATCTGTCGTAATGAATGCAGGCGTTAGCTTCTCAACTCCACCTAAATCGTTGATGATTTTCAAAGACTCCACCAGACGTTTAAGCTCAACCAAATCTACAAAATACTTCTCACGATCTGCTGGGCTGATTTCTACACTTTGACCACATTGGAACTCATAACCCTCGTTCCATTCAGTTGCGTTATCGGGTGCTGAATCTACGATTTCCTTCGCGTATTGCAGTCCTTTATCTCTAATCAATTTAGTTGCTTTCATGGCTGGCTCCTTTCTCATCTAGCTCTTTACGCGCCAACCACCACAAAACCACCGCACCGCAAAGTACTGCTGTTACACACGAAATGAGTAAGCCACAGCTTAAAATCTCGAATTTAGTCATGATCCTGCCCCACCAAAACGCAAGTCATCCCAGTCACACTCAACTACTGTCAAACCATCATGTTGAAACCGAGACCATAAACGGTCCCCTAAGTTTTCCTTCAAACCTTGCGCCTTTTCTGTAGATTCAAGCGTCATGTTTGAAATTAAAACTGTCGGCTTTTTTCCGTCATAACGTGCATATAAAACTTTATGAACGAGCTGCAATCGACTCTCGTGTTGGTCGTGCAAACCGTATTCATCCAATATCAATAAATCACAGTCCGTGAAGCGAAATATTGCATTTGCTTCATTGTCATCGGGCTTTGTCCATGCAGTGGCAATTTCATTTGCCATGTCTTCTGAGGTGACGTAACGAACATAACTCCGCTTGTCTAAAACGTTACGAGCAATAGCACATGCAAGATGGGTTTTGCCTGTTCCTGTACGCCCAACCATAATCAGATTGCGCTTCTTCCCTGAATTAAAATCTTGAACAAATTTATGGCAAGCAGCTTTAGCTTCTTTCTGCGGATCAATACTCACCACATAATTTTTAAATCCGCTTTCCTTGTGGCGCTCAGGGAGTTTTGCTCCGGCAAAATGTTTCTCGCGTACCATAAGGTTGACTTGGTGTGCGTGTTCAATTTGTGATTTCACATACGCTTCATTTGCACATGTTTGGCAAACTGGACGACCAATTAGTAAAACCATTAACTCATTGTGTTTAGGGCAAAACTGATTAGTTTGTACCAGCTCAGTTTTGAATTGTTTGCTCAATGCATTCATAGCATCTCCCCTACATCGATATCATCTGTGGCTGGTGCATACTGTTTTGCATCACCCCAAGCACTGTTTACGTCTCTTGCTGGTGCAGTTTTCATTGGTGAGTTTTGTTTTTTAGGTCTTATCGACTTTGTGAATTCCTGAATTAACCAAGTTGCAAACTTTCGAGTTCGTTGGTTTTCCGTGAGATCAATTTTGTTTTCCCAGTGAGCATTGAAGTTGCCAAGATGAAATTCATAATTTGGCATTTTTAAAACCTGCTCTGCTTGTGTACTCACTTGTGAAGTCCTAAGAACATTCAGCAATAGTTCACGATTTGGTTTCCAAGACTCCTCGGCCGCTGAAAAATTTTCAACCGCGTTTTGTGTGTGAGTATTTTCTTGTTCCTGCTCCTGCTCCTGTTCCTGTTCCTGTTCCTGGCTTCGAAGGGGCTTTGAAGGGGCTTGTAAGGGGCTATCTATTTTGGCGTTTTCGCCACGCTTTTGAGTCATACAAAATGCTTGTGCATATTTATCGAAAAAGCTTGATAAATAAGGGCTTGACGGCAATGAATCATACTCTTTTTGCACGTTCTTACAGCGGTTATCGGCTGGCTTTAATGACTCAGCTACTTGAAAACGTGCCATCTCGTGCACCCAGACTGTCTCCGTGGCTTCGTCATAGCTACAAAACCCCGCTTCACAGGCTCTTTGAAGCCCCTTAGAAGCCCCTTCAAAGCCCAATCCAGTTTCATGAGCAACATATAAAAGGGGCATGTAATACAAGCCAAGCATGTTCGCGTGAGGGCTTGTCATTAAATACATAGCGACAATTAAGCCTTCATGTGTTTGACGAAGCTTTTTGCCCGTAGTTCCCGTCCAGAAATGTGGTGAGACTTTCCCATAGTCACGCATGGTTATTTATCTCCTTTAAAGGGTGTTCGAAGGGGCTTTGAAGAGGCGATAATAGTCATTACTTACCCCTTCCAAGCTTCACTAATCCGCGCATTTCCAACTGACGAATAATTCTTGGAGGAATAAATTCGTTGTTGATTTTGTAGCGAATACGAGACTTTTCTTTCACCTGAATTAGTTTGTGCCCATCCTCCATGAGACGGCGAACTGCTATAGCCTGCCCCCCCATATGGGTTAATTCTTCAAGTTGATAAAATCTTTCCTGAGCCTCAATTGCGGCATTCATAACTGAAAGCGGCATGGCTGCTAATTCTTTAGCCGAATAGATCTTTACTGGTTGTTCCAGTGGAATTACCACCTCTAGCGGTGTGGTGGAAACGGAAATATCCTGTTTTCTTCTTGCTGCATATCTCACTTTTCACCATCCTTTGGCTTAACATAGCCACCAAACGAATCAACCAAACACGCTTTGGTTAAGCTGGTTACAATCTGTTGTGCTAACCACTGCGTTATGCGAAATTGACGAGCCATAGCCTCTGAAAATTCAACTTTGGTTACCGCCGCATTATTTTCGTCATAACCTTTGTTACGTAAATTTTGCTTTTTCACCTCAAATAGGTGCCCAAGCACTCGCAATGCAGGCTCGTAAAAAGATTGGATTTCACTTTGCTGACGAGAATCTTTGATTTGCTGTGTAAAGCTGTTCATGACACCTCCGCTAATGCTTGCTCAGCGCTTGTTAGTCGGCGTTTGGCGTTAAGTTCAGCAACTGTTGCTGTGCGGATTTCTTTTGAAGAAACTAGAATCAAATGATTCTCTGATTTGATGGTCCATAAACTAGTCAAAGTTTTGTTTTTAACTTCAAACAAATCATTTGATTTGAAAGTACGGCACTCTTTAGTAAGCACTACAACGTCACCTATTAAAAAATCTGGTGAGTTGAGTTCGATTGGTTGTTCTGATAAATTGTTTGTGTTCATTTGATCCACCTCAATTGAATGCCTATAAACCACTCTCTACCTGGATGGGGAGTGGTTTTTTATTTGAATAAAATCCGCATGTATTCAGGTGAAGTGAATGCATGTGCTAAATAAACTCGCGTTGCTTCTGCAATTTCAGGTGAGCAATACACATCACTTTCTTGCACAACCTTCAAACCAATGGCTGTCAACAAAAAGCTAATAAACTCAATCTCAGTCCATCCATTTGATTTCTTTTCTGTTTTCATCCGTGAAAGGATGCTTGCATCGACATTTATCATCTCTGCTACTTGTCTTTGATTGCTAGCGTTAAGTGCTTGCAATATGAGCGATTCGTTATTGCTAGCGCTTGCAGGCAATTCATTTAATACTTTGCTCATGGTTTAGTTCCTAAGCGGTTAATGATCCAAGGTTTTTGCTTTTTGTCGTCTGGGGACGAAGTTCAATCCAAATATCTTGATAGTTATCAGGGAAAAGCTCTTTTCGCGTTGTTAAACCAAGATCTTCAGCAATAACTGCTAGCCTGATTTTTCTATCAAGGGGGATAGCTTTCCATCCACTAACTGATGACGGAGCAATCCCCAGAAGTCTTGCTACCGCTGTGACACCACCTAGCTTGTCTATAAGTTGTGCGTCATTCATAACGTGCTCCTAATTTTTCTTTAATTATTAGGCATTCCTTATATTAAATCAATAGGAATACCTAATTTTATTTATGTTAGGATTTCCTAACATTCTGAGGATAGTTGTATGAATACTCTTGCTGAACGACTTAGGTATGCCATGGAAGTTTTGCCACCTAAAAAGATTAAAGGTGTTGAGCTTGCTCGTGCAGTAGGAGTTAAACCTCCTTCTGTGAGTGATTGGCTGTCTGGAAAATCCAAAACAATGGAAGGTGAAAATTTATTACGTGCCTCAAAATTTTTGAATGTAAATCCTTCATGGCTTGCATCTGGCACGGGAGAGATTCAATCAAGCACGAGAGATAAATTTAAACAACTGGATATCGAAGAGTTCAAAAAGAAATACAACATTAGTGATAGTGATGAAGCTCTTTTATTTTCAACAATTATCGAAAAACCGTTTATCCCATCATCTAAGCGTTGGGTTCCTGTTAAGGCTTACTCCAAGATGGGCATGGATGGCTATTTCACAGATATGGGTTATGAAGGCAATGCTGGAGATGGGTATGTTCCAACTCACTCAGCAGGACCAAGAGCCTATGGCATTAAAGGCACTGGCGACTCAATGTTTCCAGCAATTCGTAATGGCTGGTATGTTGTATGCGACCCTGATGCAGAGCTTGTGCCGAATGAGTTTGTTCAGGTGTGCTTGAAGGATGGAAGATGCACAATTAAAGAATTTGTCGGCATCAATGGTGGGGTTTTAAGTTTGCTTTCTGTGAATGGTGGTGAGCGATTTTTCTTTGAAATGGACGAGGTTGAAAGTATTACCGCTATTACAGATATCGTGCCGCCAAGTCAGCACAGACAAGAACATCCTTATTCGCATTAATCACAGGAAGACTTATGGATAGCTCTAAATTACCAATCAACCAGATTATTGCTCGCATCAATGATGCTGCGAAACATGGTGAAGCTTTGGTGCTAACAGCCGAAGAAGTGAAGATTCTTTCTAAAGATATTGGCGACAAGGTCTTTATTCCTGTGCTTACTAATGAGCAGGTCGTGCAGTTGGTAAAAGAAGGAAAGCTTGGGCAAAAGATTAATAAAACCAAAGATTAATAAACTGTGAACCCGACACAGTCTTTTAAATGTGGGGTATATCACTTATTAGATAGTAATATTTATTGATGTTTTAGTGTGTAATGTGTAGATTGCCAATAGTTTTTATAGTAGATATTGGGATTATGCAATATGTCTAATATTGAGCAAGATACACGTTTTATTGTTAACAATAATTTGATTAACAAGGGCTGGATCTTGGACATTCAAGATCCAAACAAAAATGTCTTTTTTGAATCAGATATCTTAAGAATTGTTAATAATGAGTTTCTCAAGAAAAGTAAAAAAGACCCGATTATGTTCTTTTCGATTCACAAAATAAGCGGCCAATCGGTGTAATTGAAACGAAATCAGGTGGAAAAAGCTTAACAAAAGCACTGGATCAGGCAACCGAATATGCTGAAATGCTTGATGCACCTTTGATATTTGCAATGAATAATGGTTTCTGCGAAACACGGCATTTGTATACCCAAAAACCATTATTTATTGATGAAAATGAGGTTAATGAATTAATAAGAGTAAATGAAGCTAAAGAGTTCATATTGCAGGAAACAAATGGTATTTATATTACACCTAAAGAAATTTTAGTCTCTCGCAAAGAGTTAATTAATGTTTTCAAGAAGTTAAATAACTCACTAAGAGGTGAAGGTTTAAGAGCTGGTATAGAAAGGCTTTCAGAATTTGCAAACATTCTTTTTTTAAAATTGTATACAGAGAATGCTAATACAGGTATTTGGAATTCTCTCAAAAGTCTCGATAATGATTTGCTAATTAATACAACTAATAACATACTACAAGATATTGATAGACAATATGGTGCTTCTGTTTTTACAAATTTACAGCTAACCAACCCTGTTGCTGTTAAAGAGATGATCAAAGAGTTGGATAAGTTAAAACTCTCATCAATAGATACCGATATTAAAGGAGATGCTTTTGAGTATTTCTTACAGCAAGCTACAGCAACTAATAATGACTTAGGAGAATATTTTACTCCACGTCACATAACTAAAACCATTGTTAACTTAGTCAACCCTAAATATGGTGAAAAGATCTATGACCCTTTTTGTGGGACAGGTGGTTTTTTAACAGAGGCATTTGATCATATAAAAGATAACACTTTAATTGCAAACAATAGTAGTGAAGAAATCAAGCTTAAACATAATACTATTTTTGGAAGAGAAATTACCTCAAATGCAAAACTCGCAAAAATGAATATGATTCTGCATGGGGATGGGCATAGTGGAATTTGCCAGATAGACACACTTCAAAACCCTATTGAATCTGAATATGATGTGGTTATAACCAACATGCCATTTTCTCAAAAAACTTCTTATTCTCACTTATATGAGAATAAGTTAGCTAAAAACGATGGTGATGGAGTATGTGTTCTACATTGCTTTAAAGCAACAAAAAAAGGAGGGCGAATGGCATTAGTAGTACCTGAAGGCTTTCTTTTTAAAGCCGCTTTAGCTCCAGTAAGGAAGTATTTATTTGAAAACGCCCAACTAAAAGCAGTAGTTTCACTTCCAAAAGAAGTTTTTCTGCCATATGCAAAAGTTAAAACCAATATACTCTACTTTACCAACTGTCATAATGGTAGAACAAATTCTGACGTTTTTTACTACAATGTGACAAATGATGGCCTAAGTTTAGATTCTTTCCGTAGAAAAATTGACGAAAATGATTTAAAAAATTTAGATTTTGCTGATTTAAATAAGAGCGACTTTGATAAATATTATAATGAATTAGGTTTCTTAAAAGTTAATCCAGAATTAATCAGAAGCAATGATTATATTTATAATTATGCTCACTATAGTAATTCACATATAAAATCAAAATTCCCAACTATAAAACTAAAAGAACTCCTATCCTTGTCTGGCAAAGTCAAAGTGGGAGAGGATACAAATATACCTATTATGAGTATCACTATGGAACATGGCTTAATTGATCAGCATGAGAAATTTAAAAAACGAGTCGCAAGTTCTGATATTTCTGGGTATAAAAAGGTTTTTAAAAATGAACTTGTAATGGGGTTCCCTATAGATGAAGGTGTTCTAGGATTTCAAAAATATTACGATGCTGCTGCCGTAAGCCCAGCATACAAAATCTTTAGATTAAAACGAGAAGTTAATGTAGAATATTTGGATTTGATTTTGAGATCTAATTCTCTAAGAAAAATATACAAAAGTAAAATGCAAGGCAGTGTAGAGAGACGACGCAGTATTCCTGATGAAATGTTTTTGAATATTGAGATCCCGAATCCTCCTGAAGAGGTTAAAGATCAAATAGTAAAACAACATAAACTAATAAAGGAAATTGAGAATAGTCTCAAGGAAAATCAAAAAAAATTGCGTCTAAAGACAGAAGCATTATGGGAACTTCCTCAAAATTACAACTAATCCCCCCTTCGAACCCACCACCACGGTGGGTTGGATGATGCTAATCTTAAGCTGAAATTAACTCTAACTTATAACCGGCGCACATCAAAAAGCGGACAAAAAGTTATTGATACAGTAGCTTCATCTATGAGACATAATGATGACTATGTTATTACTCTAGAAGATGGAACAAAGGTTACTGCTGATAATTTAAAAATGAGTGGAAAGATTTCCGTTGAAACGATTAATAATAAAGTTTATAACGATGGGCTTAAAGTTCAGTTGTATAATTGGATGACCACCAATATTAATTTTGGTGACTAATATGGCTAAACGCTACTTACCCTTCTACAATAATGCTAGATTTATTGCGCTAGTGTTAGTAGCCTTTTTTGTCATTTTTTCAATATCTTTCAGATATTTGGATTTAAATATCAGTATTAGCTTAACCCAATTTTCGTTTGTTTTGCTTTTGCCCTTAAGTCAAATTTATTTAGCCTATAAGGGCATGCTAGATGCACTCAAACTTGATGGATTAAGTCAGTCTGAGAGAGACAGATTAACTTCAACAGTAGATATACGAAGTAAGTCATCTTTATATGTGGCTATGCTTTTTATTATTCTTGTTTTTAGTATGTATATACTTAATTTATTAGGCTTACTTTCAGCTAAGCATCTTTTAGCTCTAATACTTTCTGTTGGACTCACCTCAATTTTTAGCTTCTTCTTAGCTTGGTCTGACTTAAGAGAAATCTCTTTGCTTGAAAAAACATTAAAAGATCGCAAAGAATCAAGAGAGGCAAAAGCAAAAGTATTGAGCAATAAGTAAAAAGCGATCCAATTCATCTAATCTACCCACCACCACGGTGGGTTTTCTTTTTTAATATATTCAAATTTTCCCTGATATTATGGGATTAAGACTTTGTGCCAACATTGATCTTAAATAACCATTAATATCGGAGAAAATATGAAAACTGAAATCATAGAAGCTCTAGCGTTAGAGCTTACTAAGGCAACCATTGCTGATACTGATCCTTCAACCATCAATATAAAAAGTGCTGATCTTTGGGTTAAAACCTACCAGGAATCACTGAAAGCGGTAGAAGAAGCTTTAAAAGAACTTAAGCCAAAGCCTAAAGCCACATCAAAACCCATTTCAGGAATGAGCTAACCCTGATTACTCACACTCTACTATACTTACCTTGCAGTTATTCTTGGTGGCAAAGTCATCAAGAATAGCTTTCAGCGCATACGCGTTCCGAAGCGTGCACTCTATTTTGAAAGCGGCTGTGCAATCACCAAAAAGAATCTTTTCAGCACGATCAACTTTTTCTTCTAGTTGATCAATATTACTTTCCTGAAGCAGTAGTTTCTCAACCATCTGCTTGCGCCATTCAAACATTTCTTCGCCTAGACTCATTTCTATCACCTTTGATAGTTGGGTTTTCTTTTGTCTATTAAAGCACAAAAATTAGGTATTTCTAATTTTATTAGGAATACCTATTGACTTAATAATTAGGTTTACCTAATATCTATCTCACAGACAACAAAAAAAGCACACCGCTCCTCCCCAGGTCCGATGTGCTTTTGCAAAACTGCGAGATCAATTATGAACGTAAAAGCTACCCCTTTCAACTCCTTTGCATTTGTCAGCATGGCTGCTCTTGCAATCTCAGGTGGTTCTTTAGTTGCTTGTCAGCTACAACCAGCTTTCCAAACAAAAGAAGCTCCTTCTCTATTTACTCCAAAAACGCAACCAAGTACTTACGGGGTTTTAACCGCAAAAATCACAGGTAAACATTCTGGCGTTGCTGTAATTAAATTAGATAGCTTCCGTTTAAACGTTAGCTTTGATTTTGAAGCTCATCCAGACAGCTACGGCGTTCCGGGTTCTGAATTCACCGCTGTCGATATTACCCAACTCACTGTGAATGAAATCACTGACATTAACGGTAAGTCATATAACGATTTCACCGAATTTGAAGACATCCGCAACATCAATGACCTTCTAAAAGGCTTCATCGAACGTAACAAGTTGGTGGAGGCTTAAAGATGACTCATTTCAAAAAGCACCCCGACGGCTACAAGTCATTTTTAGGCCGTGATGATAAGGGCCTCTACTCTGTCCGCATTGGCTGGCAAGTGTACGCATCTAATGCTAATGGCTCAGTTCTTTACAAGGTGAAGGACTCAGTTAAGACACCTTTGGACGTTGAAAAGTTCCAAACTGACTATCCAAAAGTTTGGAATGAACTTACACAAGAAATCGACTTCCAACGCAGAAAGCAGCTCGCAATAAAGCTACGTGAAACAAATATCCCTACTTATGACCGCAAGGCTTACAAGCAAAAACGCGGCTTCACCGGCTCTAGATGAGGATAAGAAAAATGGCTCTACCGATTATTACTGCTGACCAAACTTTATTGGTTCAAGCAATTATTGTGTACCTATACGCTGATCCGGGTTTAGGTAAATCATCGATGGGTTTTACTGCAGAAAAAGCAATTTCTTTTGACTTTGACCGTGGTGCTCACCGTACTGGTGAATTACGTCGAGGTGCGGTTGTACAGGTTCAACAATGGAGTGATGTTGCAAACCTTACTCCGCAGGACTTAGCACCATATAAAACCGTAGTCATTGATACCGTGGGTGCAATGCTTGAATGCATTAAAACCCACCTGTTACTTACGGCAAATAACCGTCAAAAAGATGGTTCTTTAAAGTTAAAGGCTCAAGGTTTAGCGAACCAAACGTTCAAGCAATACATCAATACTTTGATCAGTTTAGGTAAAGATGTTGTTTTCATTGCACACGCATCAGAAGATCAAAACGGTGATCAAATTATTTACCGACCAGATCTAGGTGGTAAAAACCGTAACGAGCTTTACCGTATCGCAGATGTCATGGGTTATCTAACAACTGTTACTACTGGTGAAGGTAAAAATGCCCGCGTTATTAATTTCAAACCTTCGCCTACACATCATGCGAAAAACTCAGGTGCTTTAGGCGGTGAAACCGGTGAAGTATGGGTACCTGATCTTAAAGCACACCCTACTTTCTTGGCTGACCTGATTACTCAAGCTAAAGATCACATTAACACCTTAACGCCTGCACAACTTGCAGCAGCTAAAGCCCAAGAAGAGCTAGAAAACTGGAAACAAAGCTGTGAGGAAGCAGAGCATGCAGGTGACCTTAATCAATTAACTGAGTCGCTTGATAAAGAACACATGTATTACCAGAACATGCGCCAAGCAATGTTAATGAGAGCTAAAGCATTGAATTGCACGTTTGATAAGCAACGTGGCACTTGGATTAGTCCACCAGAATTTAACGGTATCTCAGATCAACAAAGAGATGAACTTCAGAACTTCATAGCTGAACGTGGCCTCGATGTAAAAACAGTTTGTGAGCACTTAGGTATCGATGCCCTTATCCAAATTGAAGCGGCAAAACTTAAGGCAGTTAAACAAGAAATTGAAACCTTAGCTAAAAAGGGGATGACAGCATGAAAAATATTTTAACTGCTCAAGAAGCATTTGCAGCACTTCAAAAAGGTAAAACTGTTCTATGTCGTCCTATTGGAGACATGTTGGACTTTTCTGACTTAGATCAATTCCCCGCTTCTGTTTTTGGTAAACCGGGTTTTGAATTCTGCATCAAAATCGAAACTATTGAGCTGGCTGGCATTACATTCACAAAGCCATTAACTATTGATGAATATGAGGAAGGACAGGATGTTTTTGTAATTACTACATATTCGCCTTCTATTTACGTCGTGAATTTTAGAACCACCGCATTAATTGAATCTATTAATAGCGGCTTTGTTCAACGTGATGCAGAAAACGCCAAGCTTCAATTAAAAGCACTATCTAAAGCGTTAGGTTTTGAAGTTAGTGACGATTTTAGTGTTATTCGCCTAGGTGACGAACCAAAGAAACAGCGTGCTAAGAAATCAAAAGGTGCACAGACAGTAGTTGTAGAAAAGACTTCTGAAATTGTTGATGAAGTTAAACAACCTACAATTGTTATTACTGAGCAAACAAATGTAACTACTTCTAAAGACTCATTGGTGCAATCCGAAGATATTTCAGAAAATATAGGATCAGCTTTAGATAGTGCGATTGTTATTACAGAACAACCTTATGTGTCTTCACCTGAAGATTTTTTAACTCAGCCTACACCTGAGCAAGAAAAAAACAATGAGTATCAGCAAACCCTAGATACTCTTCTACAGCGTGTAAAATAGTCAAAAACACCTGCAGAAGTAAATGCGGTTTATCGTTATACCCGCACATGGGATGACGAACAAATGAAGCCTATCCTTCTCGCCACTCACAAACGTCTTGAAGAGCTAGAAAAAGAAAAGGCATCTGCTAATGAGCCACCCTCTTTAATGGTTCAAATCCAAACTGCACCAGACCTTACAACGCTAGATGCTTTGGAAATAGACGTGGCTGCACGAGATCCGCAGATTCAACCGAAGCTAATGGGGTATGTGAGAAAACGCCGCTATGAATTAGAGAATCCTACACCTACTCAACAAGAATCTACCCCTGATTATTTATTAGTGGACGGTTTCTAACATGAAAGATCAGTACAAGAAAGTGAGCCAAAAACACATGCTTGGTTTTATGTACTACTTGCAATTGCTGGGCTACGTAATAGTCCGGCAAGGCATGGACCAAGCAATGTTTCTAACAAAGCATTATGCGGTACCAGTTGCTTGGCGGCGCATAACGATCGACTATCACAACCGATTAAATAAACCTGCCCAGCAGCTTTATAAAGAGTTTGTTGAGTGGACTAAAGAAGAATATTTGAGGGCTTAGGTAATGATTGATTTAAAAACAAAACAAGCTTTTTGGTCTGAACAATTACCTTTCTTTAAAGAAAAATATTGGATTCCCGGACATCTAGATGTACTCGAATTTGATATGAATGCTGGTTGTTTTGATATTGCTGAAGGCGTCAAAACTGATCTAAGTGAAGAAGACCTTTTTGATGTTTACCATCGTGTAAATAGTGGTTGGGCAATGTGGAAAAAAAGCCGTGAATTTCATGAAATCCAAAGTTCCAACGTGGATTAGCGTGAATGATGAATTGCCACCTACTGACATAATGGTACTTATTTGTTGGGCAGATGCTCCTGATGTCACCCCAGAACAAGACTATATGACTATTGATGAGGATTTAAATAGCGTATGGGCAAACTATCAAAATGATCCACCTTCACATTGGATGCATTTTCATAGTGTGCCAAACGTATCGGGAGCTGAACAATGAGCATAACACTTAGCGGTCATCAACTAAAAAGCCTTCTCGAATTTGTAAATCCAGATGGTGAGAAAGATTTAGATCAACTTGATACTGAACTAACAATTAAATTCTTTGAAGTTGGCCACAGTGGAAAAGGCTATTACTTTTGGATGACCGAATATCCAGAAGAAGGTGCAATGAAGTTGGATATTGAATCGGGAGCTGAGGGATGAGTGAATTAGAAATACTTGAATCAGCACCCAAAGATGCTACCCATTATTTTCTTGTGCCTAATGGATCTGGTGAACCTTATTACGTTCTTGAAAAAGAAAAAAAGTTCTACTGGTTTCACGGTCAGGATGAAATAACTAAGCCACACATTTTGAGTTGGATTAAGTCAATTGAATCACTGAAAGAAGTTAAAGCGGAAAGTAAGGAGGAGTAAATGGGACAAATAGTTAAAATAGAGGCTAGCATTCTAGAAAAGATTGTTGCTGTAGCTGAACGTATTGCTCAGTCAAAAGAAGAACGCCGAGTTGGTCGTGAAGAATTTGCACACATGCTCAATATCGAACCTGAAACTCTAGACGCTCGGATTCGTGAAGGCAGATACCAAAGGCCATACAAGGATGGGCGAAAAAGTTTTTGGTTATTGTCCTACGTGCAATCTGTCGTTACAGACACAAAAGAATCTGGTAAAGTAGCCACCTATTGA